TCAATTACTGGACTATCAACTACTGCAACAGGAACAGTTTTAACACTTTCAGATACAGCTACAACTTCAACAGTAAATTTAATTATAGACAATGACAAAGAGATTCGTTTTAGAGAAGCAACAGCTAATGGAACTAACTATGTTTCATTATCAGCACCAGCTTCTTTATCTGCTGACTTAACATTTACATTACCATCTGCTGATGGAACAGTTGGTCAAGTTTTAACTACAAATGGTTCAGGAGTTTTATCTTTTGCAACAGTTGGTGGTACAGCTTGGCAATCTATTGTTACTGCTTCTACTTTAACTGCTGTTGCAGGTAGAGGATATTGGATTAATACAACTTCAAATGCTTGTACAGTTACATTACCTGCTTCTGCTACTGCTGGAGATACAATTATCTTAGTTGATTATCTAAGAACATGGGGAACTAATGCAGTTACAATAAATCCTAATTCTTTAAAATTTCAAGGTTTTACTTCTCCGAACCCAGTTTATAATACATCTGGTCAATCTGTTACATTAATTTATTCTGGTGCAACACAAGGTTGGATTCCAACAGTTGATGATGATGTAACTTTAGAAACACCACAATCATATACTGCTGATTTTTTAATTATCGCTGGTGGTGGAGGTGGTTCACAAGGTGGTGGAGGTGGAGATGGAGGGGGTGGTGCTGGAGGATATAGAAATTCTTATGCGTCAGAAACATCTGGTGGTGGTGGAAGTACAGAATCAGATATTACATTAAGTACAGGTGCAGTTTATACAATCACAGTTGGTGCTGGAGGAACAGTATCAGGAGATAATACACAAACAAATGGTTCTGATTCTTCAGTTATAGGAACAGGGGTATCTATTACTTCAACAGGTGGAGGTAAAGGTGGTGCTGATAGTGTATTTGCAGGTTCAGGAGGTTCAGGAGGAGGAGGAGGAGAAGGACCATCTCAACCAGCAATATTTGCAGCAGGTTCAGGAACAGCAAATCAAGGTTTTGCAGGAGGTGTTGGTACAGCTAGTACAGGTGGTGGAGGAGGAGGTGCTAGTGCTGTTGGGGTTGCTGGAAATTCTACTGGTAATGGTGGTGCTGGTTTATCATCTTCAATAACAGGTTCTTCTGTTGCAAGAGGAGGTGGAGGAGGAAGTTCAGGTAATAGTAGAGCAAATGGTTTAGGTGGTACAGGAGGTGGAGGAAATGGTGGTTCTGGTTCTCCTTTTAATGCTTCTTATACCCCATCAACTGCTGGTACAGCAAATACAGGTGGTGGTGGTGGAGGATGTTGGTATGGTAGTTCACAAACAGGAAAAGCAGGTGGTTCAGGAGTTGTAATACTTCGTATGGCAACTGCTAGTTATTCAGGAACAACAACTGGTTCTCCAACAGTTTCAACATCTGGTTCAGACACAATATTAGTTTATAACGCATCAGGGAGTTACACAGCATAATGGCACACTTTGCAAAATTAGGAATAGGAAATATAGTAGAGCAAGTAATTGTAGTGTCTAATGATGTTGCAACTACTGAACAAGCTGGAATAGAATTTTTAAATAATCTTTATAAAGATAGAAATGTTGTTTGGAAACAAACTTCTTACAATAATAACATTAGAAAAAACTTTGCAGGAATAGGTTATCAATATGACCAAACTAGAGATGCTTTTATTGCACCTAAACCTTTTAACTCTTGGATATTAAACGAAGATACTTGTATTTGGGAAGCACCAACAGCTAAACCACAAGATGGGAATCCATATTCTTGGAACGAATCAACATTGACTTGGGATATAGTAGAAGTATAGTACGTTAAAAAACGAAAGGAAGGAAAGTGGAAGCTAATATTAATGGGATATTCCCAACACCAATCTATATTTCAAAAATAGATAGAATACTGAGTACAGAAGAATTATCTTTTATTGATAAGATCAAATTAGATACATATAATAATGAAGGAAACAAAACATCTAATGATAACTACATTCTTAACAATAAAGCATTTAAAGATTTAAAAAAAGAACTAGATTTAAGAGTGCAAGATTATTTTGATAAAGTTATATCACCATCTAATAATATTACACATTACATTACTCAATCTTGGTTAAATTATACAGAAACAAATCAATATCATCATAAACACGCACACCCTAATTCATTAGTATCAGGAGTATTCTATATTAACTGCCACGAAGAACATGACAAGATTAAATTCTTTAATGATACTTACAAAACAATTAAACCAGAAGTAAAAGATTGGAATATATGGAACTCAGAATCTTGGTGGTTTCCTGTTAAGACTGGAGATATAATATTATTCCCATCATCTTTAACTCACATGGTTGAAACTAAAAAAGGCGATAACACTAGAATTAGTTTAGCTTTTAATGTATTTATAAAAGGAACATTTGGTAACAATAAAAACTTAACAGAATTAATATTATGATAACATTTATACTTGGAACTATATTAGGAGTTTACTTAGGTTGGAAATACGAGTTAGCAATTAACGATTTCATAGAGTCAATTAAGATTCACTTAAACTTGAAATAATCAAGACAATCACCATATCTCTTTAAACAAACGGAGATAACAATGCTAAACTATTCAGACTTTAAGAACTACTTTACTAAGTTCTACGCAGATGCTTTTGAAGATGCAAAAAGCTTTTGGAAGAACTACGCAGACACAGTAGAAAAATTTTATAAGAAATAACTTTATTAAAACACAATAGTTTGATATTAGTGCATAAAATTTAATGTGCATTTTCAAACTTTGGATTGGTGGGTGTGTCTTGCTAAAGTCTTGCAAATGCGAAAAAGACAATGGCAAGAACTCACAACGAACAGATAATAGCTTTCAAGGGTCATCTGACTGGAGTAAAAAGAGAAATTAGAATACTAGCTACATCAGTATATAAATTAGAAAAGAAACTAGAAACACTATTCTGGTCTATCCTTTGTGGACTAGGTGCTTTATCATTAGCATTAGTTACAATATTTCTTGCTAAGTAATACAAATACAACTAACAGGAAAGGTATATGAAAAATAAGAGAATATTAGTCATATCAGATTTACACTTTCCATTTGCTCATAAAGACTGGCATGGATTTCTAACTAAATTAAAAGCTAAATATAAACCAGATACTATTGTAAACATTGGTGATGAAATGGATTTCCATTCTATCAATGTATCACACACAATAGACCCTGATCTTCCTTCTCCAAAAGATGAATTAGAACTTGGTAAAAAAGAAATACATAGACTTCATAAACTATTCCCACAAATGACTTTGTTAGAATCAAATCATGGTTCTATGGTTTTAAGACGTGCTATGGCAAAAGGAATGACTAAGTCTTTTATCAAATCTTATAATCAAATCTTAGAAGTTGGTAATGGTTGGAACTGGAAAGAAAAGCATTTTATAGATACAGGCAAAGGTAGAATATTATTTGGACACCAATTCTCTCCTGATGTTTCTAAAGCTGTTGCTCAATATGCCTTGTCAGTAGTTCAGGGACATTATCATACAATCTCAGAAGTAAGATTTCATGGAAACGATTTTCATTTAAACTTTGGAATGACTGTTGGTTGCTTAATTAATAAAGATGCTCTTGCTATGAATTATATGAGACTTAATTTAAAGAAACCAATTCTATCTTGTGGATTAATAACAAATGGTATGCCTTCTTTAACACCAATGTATTTGAAACGTAACGGAGATTGGGATAACAATATTTATATATGAGAGAAGTAAACCTGAAGGAGTTACTATTTTCTGAAACTGCTACAAGACTTGGCATAGACAATACTCCAACAGATCAAATCCTAATTAATCTACAAACTTTAATTCACGAAATAATCAATCCTATTATAAATCAATTCGGCGATATAAAAATAACTTCAGGTTATAGATCTCCTGCTTTATGCAAAGCCATAGGTTCTTCTGCTACATCACAACACGCATTTGGTATGGCAGTTGATTGCGAAGTCTTAGGAGTGCCTAATAAAGAACTTGCTGATTGGATTGTTAATCATTTACCATACGATCAAGTTATTTTAGAATTTTGGAAACCAGAAGAAGCTAACTCAGGTTGGGTTCATATATCTTATAACAAAGCTAACAATCGTAAAATGTATTTAAGAGCATACAAAGGAAACGGAAGAACGATCTATGAAGTCATTTAAAAAACAAATTTCTGGAAATCACTATCTTAAATACAAGATTCAACCAGTAGAGTTTATCATTAAAAATAATATTGGATTTTGCGAAGGTAATATAATAAAGTATATTCTAAGGTTTAAAGATAAAGGTGGTATTGCCGACTTAGATAAAGCAAAACACTACATAGAATTACTAATAGATTTATCTAAAAGTAGCAAATAGTCTAAAAACCGATTTAAACTCATTTTAAGGCATTGTGGCTTTAAAACGAGCATTATCTTAAAAACTTCTATAAGATTAAAATTTAGGGGTATTTTGAGGGTTTAAACAATATAAAAAGGAACATTTAAGGAACATTATGCGAACATACCCAATAACAACAATAGACCCAGATAATACAGCTTATAACGCATCAATAACAACTTCTAGCCAAGCTAGTTCAGCAATAATTACTGGTTCAGGAATGATTAGAATATCAACACAAGGAAACCACGTTCACGTTGCTTTTGGTGCTACACCAACTGCTTCTGTAACTACAAGTTTTTTTATACCAAATAATACAGTTGAATTTTTTACTTTTGTATCTGGTGAAAAAGTAGCTTTCATTGGAAATACTGCCGCAGGTTCTATTTCTATAATCGCAGTAGATTAATATGCTACCAATGTTAAACGCAATAGCACCATTAGCTAAAATTCTTTTTAACACAGTTGATAAAGCTGTTGCAGATAAAGATTTAGCGGCAAAATTAAAATCTGAATTACAAACACAAATGCTACAATCGCATACTGCTGAACTTCAAGCTGCATCAAGAGTTATTGAAGCAGAAGCTAAAGCTGGTTGGTTTACAGCAAGTTGGAGACCACTTTTAATGTATGTGTTAATTGTAATGTTAGTTTGGAATTATATTTTTAGTCCAATTATTTTTGTATTATTTAATGTTAAAGCAAGTGTTGATCTACCTTCAGAAATCGTAAATCTTCTTACAGTTGGTGTTGGCGGCTATACCATAGGCAGATCAGCAGAATCAGTTGCAAAAAGTTTTGCTTCAAGACCAGTAAATAAAGATCAAGAAAATGGATAGTCTAAAGTTAAGCGATCAAACACAAGTATCTTTACCAATCAAAAACATTGTAGCTATTGTATCTGCTATCGTTGTAGCTGTTTGGACTTACTTTGGTATTGTTGAAAGACTTAATAGACTTGAAACTAATGAAAAGTTAATGGCACAAGATTTATTAAAAAAAGCAGAACAAACTCCTAAGAATCAAGAAATGTATATGTTGATTGAGTACCAAGCTAAATCAATAGACAAGCACTCTAAACAACTAGAAGAAAACGTACACACTAAAGTCTTGATAGCACAACTAGAAAAGAAAATAGATAAACTAGAAAAAGAATTAGATACATTAAGAGGTAAGTAATGGGTGAAATAATATTTGCTTTACTGATGTTCCTTAATGGCAATCTTGAAAACTACTCTCCAAAAAATAACCTTGCTGACTGTTTAGAACAAAAACGCAAAGTAGAACGTGATAGCAATACAAATTCTGTACGAATGGAGTGCAAAGAAATAGAAGCTGTTGTTGAAACTGATAAGTTTGGAGTTAAAAGAATTAAAGAAATTAAATCAAAATGAACTTTTATCTAATTACTTATGCAATAAATTTTGTAAAGGTAAATGATGAAAGTGTTAAGGAAGACGTTGCCCATGTTAGATTCTTTGATAGCCAAAACTTTGCTAACTCACATTCATTTTTAGCTTCACTAAAACAAGTAAAGAAGCTTAGGATAACTTCTGTTGAGTGGGATTTAGAGGAGTGTAGCTGGTATGATTACTATGAAGATATAAGCAATACAATACATTGACTAATTTAACTGTACTTCAAAATATTCTATATTATCATTTGGAAAGCATTTTAGTTGCGACTTTGGTAACAACTTTAATATTTGATCTACACTTTTAAATATAATCTTATCAGCTAAAGGAAAGCAGATGGTAAATCTTGTATGATAGTTTGTGAACGATTGCTCAAAGTAAATATATCTTTTTAAATCTCTAACTTTTATCTTAGCTAAAGTTTTACCTTGTTCCCAAGTAGCATTTTTTAATTCAACAAAGAATTGCGTTTTTTGATCTGATTGGTTCGTATCTGATTTCTTAGGTGAGTAAACGAAGTAGTCTGGGAAAGCTTTGATAAGGGTTGGGAGTTTGGCAAACAAAGGAATAACACTTTCAGCGAAAGATTGAGAATCAGTAACAGCATTAAGACCAAGCTTCCTGAACAGATAGCCACGACTAGTGCAATACTGAACGAAACGATCTTCGCTAATGTTAAGATAATTCTTTGTGCGATTTTCATAAGACTCGTGATTAAAGTTCTCAATGTATTTTTTATCATTCATTTATTTACTTAGTTCACGATTTGTAACTAGCCAACTGCGATACAGTTCGCACCAGCTTTGAAGGTTGCTGTACTTGCCTTTAGCAATAGAATAGTTTTTTTCAGCTACTAACAAACCTTCAATAATTATTTTATAGTTCTTATCACAATATGCGTGTTTTTCTGCTTCTGCTACTGAACAATTCTTTTCCATTTTATTAGTTAAAGTAATTTGGCTAAAAGTTATTTTCTTAAATTCCTCGCATCTTCTAAATTCATATAATGAATGTGCAAGTTCTTCTGAACAAGAGTCTAATTCTTGTTTTATTTGATCGGGGTTTTTTGACGTAAGATCTAGCATACCTTCCTTTACAGTTTATAGTTGTGTTACTAACCTAAGCTAGTAGTTCTTCAAATTTCAAAACCACTTTTGTTTCTAAAGCATCTTTTAGTTTCTTTGCCTTTTCCATTCTATGCTTTAGTTCAAAATACTTCATAGAGACTCTATGGTGTCTGTCTCTTAGGTTCTGAACTTGATGTCTCGTTTTTTCCATCATTTTCTAGTTTAACTTTAGTTGAAACTAATCTTGTAGCTACAATTTTAACATCAACTAGAGTGCCTTCTTTATTGGTTAAAGCTTCTTGAGCATCTGCAAATCTCTCAAAGATACTTACAGTTAA